CTCATTCTTGATCTTCAAGCCCCACTCACACAAGAGCATACGCTTCTCGGCATCACCTGTCTTAGCCAGTTCAACTGTCTGGAAGGGACGCAGATAAGCAACTGATGCGTACTCAGGATCAAGCACGAAAACATCACGCTCACGTTGGAACCTGTTGGCAACAATGCTCACGTTACCAAAGTCGGAAACATAAATGTCTGCGGCTCCGATAATTGTGGAAGGCTTAGGACCTGTGACATTGAAACGCTGACCAGCAATACCAGCCATCTTGGACAAGTTCTGCTTGTTAACAGGACCAGCCATAACGATAGATGGGTTGCCGCCTTCTGTCCACACCTTCTGAATTACGTCTTTCAGCAATACTTCGCTGAATGAACGCAAGTTAGTAGTTGTAGCATCAGTACGAGCTGCATCAGGAATGGTTGTGTATGAAGGATCACCACCACCAGAACCTTCGTTTGTATTGGTCTTCAAGAAGGCCAACAAAGCGCCAGTTTTACGAGCGGCAGATGTAGAACCAGCGGCAGCGGCTTGGTTAGCCAACATTGTGGCCTCCATGTCACGCTTAATTTCCGCAGATTTTTTAGCCATTTGGTAACTCAGCTCGGAGCGGCGTCCTGCCTTGTCAACCGCTTCCAATGTACCAGCAATGATTACATCCTTACGGCTAATCTGGGTGTAGTTGCCCAAACGAACTGTAGCTGTAACTGCTGTGAAAGAGGTGATGTCATCGCCCTCGATCTGTGCATTAGTTGTGATTGCAGCGGCCAAATCATCAGTCTGCCATTCAAAGAAAGTGTTGGTGACGTTCTCACGGCCAACATTGCTCATAAATGGAGTCTCTTCTGGAGAGATCTGATAAATGACGTTTGAAAGATCTTCCCGTACACCCTTTGCGTCAAAGCGGGTGTAGGTGTTTGTAATAGCAGCCATGTTAATTCCTTAAATAAATTTCTCGAAAAGGGATGCGGCATCTCTGACGCTTCCAGTTTGTGCAAGACGCTTTTTTGCGTTATTTAAATCACTCGACTTAGAACTCACGCCACCTGCTGAACCAGGACTGACCATCTTCGGGGCTTTTTTAATCTTTGCTTGGAATTCTGGACGCTTACTCATCATCTGGTCATACTTCCACGCTTTGTGAAGCGCAAGTAATGCCCGTGAATCTGTAATGCCGTTCAGTTCCTGCTCTGAAAAACCTAAATTCTGACCATATTCCATTAAAGCTTTGCCTTCTGCCTTGGCTTTTTCTGGAGAACTCCATTCTGGAATTTTCTCTTTCAACCGAGACACCTCGGTAGCCATGACTTGTTGCAAAGTCTTTTGTAGTTCAGCTTGCTGCATTTGGTTAAGCCTTTGTTGCTCTGCTTGAACCGCATATATCTGTTGTTGCCTACGCTGATGAGATGTCCATTGACGGGCATATTCAGTTGGGTCTTCAACTTCTAAACGATTCCAATCAGGCTCTGGAGGCTCAAACTCCTGCAATTTCTGCTGTAATTGTCCTAATATCTGAGAGTATTGTTCACGCTCTCCACGTACTTGCTGAAACTCAGACTCGACTAATTTGCGCTCTTCTGCTAGTTTCTGCGTTTTCCGTGTGTAGTCAGCTTCACGTTGATAACCTCGGATAAGTTCATCCTTTGGGACTTCGATTTCTTTGCCATCAACTTTGACAACAAACTTCTCATCCCTTGGAGCTTCCTCTTCGGACTCTTCGTATTCACCTTCTACTTCCTCGGAAGATTCCTCTGTTTCATCTTGCGTCTCCGCAGAATCCACTTCCTCAGACTCAGATTCGAGTTGCCCCTCCTCTGGTTGCGCCTCTGCACTAGTGTCAACACCCTCTTGGCTGTCTAGCATAGTAGCAAAGCTTTGCGCTGCTTGGTTTACTGTAATCGAACCGACTGCATTTGCGTTATCGGACATATTTACCTCTTAGTTTAACAATCATTTGTTTGGGGGTCTACCCCGTCTACGTACAAGGGCAACTTCTGCCATCTTGCCTGTATCCATAACAGATCTAAGTTTTGCTCTCAGAATATCAACTGTTGTCAGAAGCAAGTAAGCTTGCTCTCTAACTGGTCCTTCCATTAGTTTGGAAGAACGAATCTCACGATAACAATCGTCTTCAATTCTCTTAAGCATTTCATTGAGAAGTTCATCCTCAAGAAGTAACTTTGCTCTATCTCCTCTTGCGAGGTTAATTTCTAGATCGTCCATTTACATCATTGGTTGGGGCTGTTGAGGTACTTGGCTCATTGCAGCTTGTTGTCTGATTAATTCTCGGTCTTTATTCATTGCGGCTTCTATTTCCGCACTTTGAATTTGTACACCATATTTCAATTCTAGCTCATATCTACGCAAAATACCATCTTGTTCAATACGATCACGCTCTCTATCGTCAGACATAATCATTTTTTCACGATCTAATTGCAATTCAGCGGCTTTCTTTTGAATATCAGCTTGAATAGACTGAGCCTGTACCTGGGCCAACATCTCCTCTGGAGTAAGCTTTGGCTCTGGAGGAGGTGGCAATTGGAAGTCAACAGGTAACTGGTTAAAGTAATTCTGAGAATCTTTAATACCCGCTAACTGCAATAACTTACTTAATGTATTGGTATATTGTGGTAAAGAAACAACAGGGTTATTAACTCCAGTTTCTTTGAGAATCATTTCCTGACGCATTGCCACTTGATTCAAAATATTAATTCTGTCTTCAAGAGTGCCATCACCAACACCTACATTAACAATAACATCCATATTGGCATCCCAAGAACGGGGATCAATTGGCACAAATGTATTACGCAAACGAATCATTCGCTCTTTATCTTGATTCTCAATAACGAGTTTCAAAACACCAGTAAACAATTTACGCAAACCAGTTTCAGCAAAGGTTCTGGCAATCATCTCAATATGCTGATGGGCAGCATTAACAGTCGCAGATACTGCCGCCTTGGTGGTGCTTTGCAATGCATCTGCATCCAAGCCAGAAGCCGCCTTAGAAATACCTGTACGGGTCTGTTTAATGTCATCCAAGTAGTCAAGCATTGGAAATGCTGCCTGACCAACAAATGGAGTTGTGAATGGCTGCACCATACCTGGCGCTCTCATACGAATAACAGCACCAACTTCAGTATTAAGGACGTCATCCATGTTGGCCTGTCCCTCAACAATCGCTGTGCGAGGGTTAATAGCTTGAGCCAAAGAGTCTAGGATGCCACGTTGGACACTTGACTTGATGCGCTGAATGTCCATGACCACATCAGCAGGACACATACCAAAAAAGGTATGGGGTTCTGGATCAGGACAGAAGTCAGCAAACTGTCGTTCAGCAACAATCTCATTACGCATGACTTTATTGCCAGTACCAACTGTGCAAATCCTACGCATCTCAGCAATGCCATCGCCATCAAAGTCTACCTTTAAGTAGCCTTCAATGTACAAAACACTCTTGCTTGATGGATCGCCATTGTTTGCAGTACTGATAACAGCATACGGGTTACGGGCGGTATATTCTTCGTTGTTATCAAAGTCATTACCATTGCCAGCGACTTCAACCATTTCATCGTAGTCATAGCCCATTGCGACTAGATCGGAAACAGTTTTCATAGTCCTGTGGCCTACAAAAGTAGCCTCATCAATAGACTTTGCTCTGCGGTCAATCAAGAACTCTTCAGGGGGCAATGCTTCAATCTTTACCTTTCCTGATTTGATTCTGCGCTTGATCTCCACATCGTACATCATGGGGGGTGGAGTCATAATTCCTTGGGCAACATTCTGTTCTGCCATGCCAGGGATTGGATACTCACGCACCGCAGAAATCTCGATGTCTGGGTCTTGAGTCAGGAACATCATTGTCTGCTCATCAAGCATGGAGAAAGACTCAGCCTTAACTTCAACAGACTCATCCCACCAGTACTTCACAATACCGCATTTGCGTACCAAAGCATCTTTAAATGCTGAGTGCAAAATCTTAAAGCCTGGGTTGTCACGCTTGAAAATAAAGTCAACATAGTCTGTTGCTTGCTCGGCAGAAGCAATGTCTTCTGGCCCTTGGGGGGCAAACTCAACCACACGCTCTGGACCAAAGAAAATACGCATCAGGCTAGGCAAAATGCCTTGCACAGTATCTCGCACATCCATTGACACTACTTGTGAGCGACCATCTTCTTCATTACCAAAAGGCAAGCCATAGTAGTATTCAGTAGCTAATGCACGATTGCCACCAATGTCATCATCAATGAAAGAAATTGCGTCATAAATTTCAGCAGAAACAACGCCTTGAAGTTGCTCTTCAGACATTACCTCATCTTCTTGCATCTCACCTTGCAAGGTTTCAGCCATCAACATTGGGTTTTCTTGTTTCATTTTAAATCCTTAACGTCCAGCAATGTATGGAAGAATACCTTGTGAAGCACCACCATAACCTTGAAGTAATGATGGAATGCCACCAACATAATTATTTGCCATACCGCCACCACCCATACGCATTTGAGGAGTAGACATCATTTGCTCATCTTGTTGACCTTGGGGGCTAAACGAATATTTGTATGCGCCTGACAACATATCGCCAGCAGTAGCATTGGGATTTGTCATAGTGTTATAGGCTTGCATTGTTGGTGCAATAGCTTGATTGCCCATTCCACCAATAGTGCCTCCCAAACTTTCCATAGCAGTAGGAGGAGCCATGCCGCCACCAGCAACCGCCTCTGACATAGCACTACCACCAACCGCTTCGGTAGCAGCAGGCAAAAAAGATTCCATCAATGCAGCTAAAAAGGCTTCCATTTAGTCTTCCTCTTCTTCCATGTCGTATTCAGTCTTAGCCATCATCAACATATTCTGCTGATTCTTGGTCATCTTCTTGGTGATAGGACCACCAGATAACCATGCTGAACAGGTACGCTCACCTGCACACTTAAAGTCAAACAGTTCACAGTAGCCAAGATTAGCCGCACCTTGAACATCTTTGGCATAGCCATCAGTCTCTTCGTCAATGCCTTTGAGAATGCAATCTAGCATCTCAGGTGTTTGGATAAAGGCAGCGCAGTTACCACAACGCATGGTTTGGGCTTCTTCAACAGGAGTTTGCCACTCATCTGCTCTTGCCATCCAGAAGTCAATGTTATCTTCTTCGGGATTAGCAGGACCATAGCCGACATTCTTAAATGCCCAATCACGGGCTTTTAGATTGACCTTGATGTCATAAGTAGCAATAGGGCATTTCATATTTTTACCATTTAACCTTGTTTGCCCAGAACGCTGCACTCATTTTGCCTTTGGCAATGTTCTGAGCATGACGGGCTTTAAATGCTTCGTTTCTTTTAGATCCGTCAGGACTACCAGAAACACCTTGCTGACCAAAGCGGATTAACTTCACTTCGTCACCAGACTTAGCCAATACAGCATGGCTTTTCTTTGGGTGGTTAGGTGTTTTCTTTGGCTTGTTGTAACCAGAGAACTCTTCCGAACCACGCTTAATCATTTCTTTTTAGCAGTCTTAGCCGCTTGCTTAAAGTCTTTAGCAGTTGGCGCACCTTTAGTGCCAGGCTTTCGCATCTTTTCTTTAGAGCCAGCTTTAATTCGTTCTTGTTTGGCATTGATATTGGCATAGAGTCCAGCTTTCATTTTTTGCTCCGATTAGTTGCAGTTCTACCACCACGTTTGGGCATAGAACGAGCCTCGCTCATTGCGATAGCGACAGCTTGGTCACGGGATTTAACCTTGTCACCAGAGGAAGACTTGAGCTTGCCTCGCTTGTATTCGCCCATTACCTTGCCAATCTTTTTGGCGGCTTCATCCATTTTCATAGGAATCTCCTAACATAGGTTACGTGATATTACCATATTTAAAAAAAAGAGCCACTTTTTTAGGGTGGCTCTAAATGGCAACGGCAATCAGACCAATCCTCGAATCAACCTTTTGATCGGTTTACCCCAAGAAAGATTAGACCCCCAAGAGATGGTGGCGGCATCTGAGGCAAATGTCAAGACAAAAGCATCAGCCATGTCGGGAGATTTCAAGCCCCTACGTCTAATATCATCTTTAGATTCGATTTTTATTTTGCCATTCGATGTAAAGGTGTACCTTACAGTTGCCAGTTCAGCAATGAAATCTTCGTTGTTTGGTATCTTGCAGTCCCGTTTCTCAAGCCAAGCCTTGGTTTTGTGCCAGAGTTCTGCTCTCAGGTTGAGATACGTTCCACCCATAGCAGGGCTTTCGGACACGTTAATTCCTCGACATGGAAGCTTTAGTTCTCTTAGTCGGTCAACAACGCCTGCTCCGAGGCCAATAGAGTCAACCAAAATCTCTGTAGGTTTACTTTTGTGGTCACAGGCTTCGTATTGGGCGACTACTGCACCAGTTAACTGCATCAGATCCAAGTTCCTCCACCTCTCAAGAGTGTGTACAACATTAGACTGACGTTTACATAGAACTGAAGAATCGGAGCCAAAACGAGCCACATCGAGTCCCCAAATGATCGGAGCATCTTCATAAGCTCTTGTATCCCTGTGTTTAGCAGACTCAAGCAACTCCATAGGAATAATCGTGTCATCATCGCTCCTTGGAAACTCACCCAGAACCCTGATCCGATAGGCATTACTTTCCTCGCCATAGCGGGATTTCATGTCTTCTACGTACTCTTTACTCACCCTAGTAGAGTCAATACAGGATACTCTCTTTGTCCACCACTCATCTTTGAGCCGATTATGCGTGTCAAAGAAAAAGCCAGAACTACGTACTGGATTGCCAAGTAGGATGGTCAAAGCGTTATGGCCAGACATAGAACCTGCGGCAGCCTCGAATACTGCCTCTGGGACACCAGAAGCCTCATCCGCAACCAACATGACGTTCTCAGAGTGGACACCTTGGAGGGCTTCGGGCTGTTCAGCTCTACTTGTCCTTGCAGAGATAAACGCCTCGGTAGCGGAAGCCTTTAGCTCTATCCTCTCTTGTTTGACATCGAGTAGGTCTTGGATAGGTTGGGGTAGTTCTTTAACCCATCTCTTTAGCTCGGCAAACAAAGCATCATACAGTTGGGCAGAAGTAGGGGCAGTCACCACGACTTTGACGGGATACCTGGTCAACAAGAACCAAAGCATTGCCCAAGAAGCGGTGGTTGATTTACCCACCCCGTGGCCAGAACGAATGGATATTTTCCGTTCACCAGAGGCTACGGCATTAAGAAAGTCTTGTTGCCAATCATCAGGTTCTACTCCAAGAACCTCTTTAACAAACAGAACAGGGTCATTCCTGTATAGGGTAATGAACTGGATAAACGGGTTATGTGCCATTGTTTTCCAAAGTTACAACTTCAGCCTTACCCATGTGCTTTAGTGCTTGGAGGTGTAGATCACCCAAAGAGATATTGACTTGGGTCTTGGCGGTGTCTCCATAATTCTCAGGATCAAGCTTAGAGGCCATCCACTTACGGGTGTCAACTTGGAGTCTAGCTTTATTGACTCCACTATTGCTTGTCTCATCTGCTTGGTCAGCAATGTCTAAAGCCTCTTCAGCCAGTTTCTCAGCCTTTAGCTTACGAGCAGCAAGTACTGCATCTCTACGCTCATCAGTATGGTTGATCCAAAAAGAAAGCATGGGCCTAGAACACTCTATGAACTCTGCCAAGCGTCCAATGGTCATTCCTTGAGAGATGTGTGCGGTAACGAACTCTATCCCCCCAAGCTCTTCTATCTTCTTCTCCAACGCCCTCCTCATAGGAAACCCAGCCATATCTTCTCCTTGATTTAATGGTTACAAAATCAAGTATATCATTTGATTATCTAGTTCTCTTGTTTGGATTTTTTCTAGCATCTCTTGTTGCCAGGTCTAGCAGAATCTGACGCTCAGTAGCTAATGTGGCATTTAAGTGTGCTGGTGGTTTATATGGGTCATACTGAACTAGTTGGTTTCTATTTGCAACAGCACCCATAGCCCAAGCTGGTAACTCGCCAACTGAAGACCTATATTCCTCATTTTTAGCAGTCCACTCAGGATTTAACTTATTAGCCAATGCACCTTCGCCAAAAGCATTTCTACCTCTTTTTGATGGGTCATAGCTAAGTTTTCTATATGCGTCTAAAAACTGCTGCTTTGCTTCTGGATCAGCAATATCTTTCTGCCTTATTTGACTATCCATTTCTTTTTGAGTTGCATGGGTTAATTCATGAGTCAAAGTTGGAATAGCATTTGTTGGGTCATATCCCCTTCTTACAAACGCATCACTTAAATTAACTTTGCCAGTTACTGGAGTATCACTACTACTAAAAATACCACGCTGCACAAATTGACCAGAAGAGCCTTCAGGCATATAACCAAATGAAATAGGCGGCATAGCATTACGAGACTGTAAATACTCAGCCAATGCTGCGTACTCTGGCCTCTCAGATGCCAACTGCATCAAGTATTGAACAGGGTTCTTACTCTCAGCCAAACTACTTGGCCTAGTTTCTCCCTGCCCCGTGAAGTAACCTAGCAATCCCTTTTCAGCCATAAATACTCCAAAAATTTTTTTGACTATGCCTCATTATCGCAAATATGTGTAGGGGGGTCTATCTTTTTAATGCTATGTCGATGTGTGTTTATGTCCCCTGCCACAGCGCCCCCTACTTTTACACAAGGGGGGGGGTAAACCCTTACTGGTAAACCCCACCCTTACGTAGAAACCCTAACAGGGTAAACCCCTAGGTAGAAACCCTATGAGGGTAAACCCTACTGTGAATTCATACAGTAACGCAAATGAGAATGATTCGCATTCGCATCTTGTCTCATGTGTGCGTAGGGATTGATTGTGTCGGTGTCTAAAAGGTTTCTCTATCAATGTTTTAAATGTAGGTCTATCAATGCTTGTCTTATCCGTTCCCCTTATGTTCCTTATGTATTCCCCTTTACTATCCCCTTACATAACTGGATCCCTTGTTGTGGGTTTCCCCTTGTTTTCTTTTCTCAATTGTGGCTACAAAATCAAAGCGCATTAGGGTTTATACGTAAGGGTTTAAAGTTGTTGAACATAGGGTTTGTACCTATACTTTTCTTTTATTTTGTTGCTACTATAAATGCACGTTCAATCGGAACGTATCCATTAATAGGTGTCAATATGAAATCAATTATCTTTCAATCACTTTGTGGGCTTGCATTGTTTTGCGGCTTGCTGGCTTTGATGCTGGCTTACTTTGACGTTTTGGTTAAGTAAGGGGCGCATCATGTATTGGACCGAATCATTAGGCCGAATCGAATTGCAGATCACTAAAAAACAGGCCGATAGCTGCAGCCACCCAGGACAATGTGACGTTGACGTTGAAGCTTTAAAGCTAAACCCGTCTATTGCCCGTCAACTTAAAAAGCTAGATCCCGTCATTGTCTCCGCTGCTCTTAAGGAATACGGGGCATGGAATGATCTAGAATTAAGCGATCATAATGAGAATTTAACCCGTTTACTGTGGGTAGCTTGCTGTGATGTCTCCGAAGGCAATATTTAAAAGGTGTCAACAATGCTTAAAAAAATGCGCTCAAAATTCCGTTCTAGGTGTTCAAAGTCCCAGGCTGTGATAAATGTTGGGGACTGGATCCTATACGATACAGCTACAAAAAAGGCTGTACTTGAACCCGATAGCGACACAATTACTTTTTTTGGTGAAAACGGCCCAAATACGTTCTATAGGAACAAAAAAGGCCGCTGTATCGATGCACCATGTTGCGGGTGCTGCACAATCTAAACTGTTTTTTCTTTTTTTTAATAGGTGTTACATGAAAATTATCCCAATTATCCCAATGACAAAAACCCAGGCTGCAATAGCTTGCGGATCTCTTACGTCAACGTCAAAAATGCCATGTAAAAGCTACAGCCTACCAACTGAAGCTTGCGATACTGGCTTTAAAATGTCCAAAATCGAGGGTTCTATCTGCTCTATGTGTTATGCGGATAAGGGCTTTTATCGAATGTACGAAAACAACATTAAACCCGCTCAATTTTCCCGCTTAGATAGTATCAACGGGGAATTTTGGGTGTCGGGTATGGTTTCCCATATTGGAAAAGATCCCTATTTTCGCTGGCATGATTCGGGAGATCTGCAAGGGCTTTATCACTTAGAAAAAATAGCAGCGGTATGCCATGCGACACCCAGCACAATGCATTGGTTACCTACTAGGGAATACGGGGTTATAAAAGCTTTTATTGCAAAGCATGGAAAAAACAGCATTCCCCAAAATTTAATTGTGCGACTGTCGGCAATGTATCCCGATAAGCCCGTACAAATACCCGCAAGCTTGCAAAACGTACCAGGCATCACAGCATCTAATGTGCATACAAAAACCCCTATGGGTTCACCATGCAAAGCGCCCCAGCAAAACGGGGCTTGCCTGGATTGTCGGGAATGCTGGAGCGACAGCGTTATATCTTACGAACTACATTAAAAGGCCCACAATGACACAATCACAAGCCCTCACACAAGCGCTCATTTTGGCATTGACAGCGCCTAATGATGCAAAATCTAAGCAAGCAAGCGATTTAGCGGAACAAATTGCTTACGGGTTAACCAAAAATCAAGTTGAAAATTGCAAAAAAGCAGCATTAAAAGCATGGGAGACAGTATGACTATTAGAAAAGTAAAAAAACCCGCTATTCACCCTAAAATTTTGAATGATTTTATGGTTTATGAGGGCTTAAATGATATCAATTCGGTTTTTGGTGCATTGATAGCGTTTGAGGTTTACATGAAAAGCGATAAATTTAATTCGTATCATGGGGGCTTGGCGCTGCAAAGCATTAGGGCCGCATTGTGCGCTGGAACCGAATTAATCGAACAATGGACAGATCTTGAGGAACCCACAGCATGAAAACGGGAGCTGTGGGTGTTATAACAAGCGAAAATGAAACCTTAATGGAAATTGATTGCATAGTCGCTGGCATGGTTTTTTGCCATGCTTTGCACAATCCCAAAATGCAAAAATGCTGCTATATCGAGGAATTCTGGGTTTTGATCGATAGCATCTAAAAAGCATTTTCCAAAATTCCCGCTGCAATATGCGGGTTTTTTTGAAAGTGTTTTGTAAGTGAGCGCTCACATCATGCAAATTGACTTAAAGCGCCTAGAATCGGTTTTCATGTTGCAAAGCATAGTAGATATAGCCTAGGCAAAAAAAGCGCTTAAAACGGGTTTTAATGGCATTCTAGGCATATATTTAGATTGTGTCTCATGCGCTATTTTTAGGTTTAGCGAAGTGAGCGCCAACTTACCTAATTTTGTGAAGTGAGTACTAACTAACAACAATCTAAGGGTAAACCCTAAAAATGGGTGTTTTACAAAAAAGTGGCATTTACTTTTTAGAAAGTCAAGTTAACCAATTTTTGGAAACTCAAAGTTTTTGAAAGTTTGGAAATTAGAAAGCATTATTATTTTCAGACGGGGTATCAAATAATCGTCTAATCGTATTATTAAGGGCATCAATCTCATCCATTTTCTTTAAATGCCACATTCTCTTTTGACCATGCCAACCTAATACTGAATTAGTATGGCAGTCTTGACATAATGCTATGCAAGTATATTGAAGACCTTGTTTGTAATGGTGAGCTTCTGATGGTCCTGACTTATCACATACTGAACAGGGAAGCATCTTCACCCTTGCTAGGTGGAATCTTTCCTTATTGTTCAGCTTGTTGTTCATTGGGTTGCCCTGACTTCCATTCTGGCTGAGTACTGGTTAGTTCTCCAGACCTCGATCCTTGCTTGGGCAGCGGTCATCAACCACCGATACTTCTCTTCCTTCTCTACTGCAGCTCTTATACCCTCAAGTACTTCTATGTATTCTTCATGGGCGTAAGCAAAGGTTTCTTGTTTACCCAGAACTTCAGTCCCTGCCTGGCTCATCAGGTGAGCCTTCTTTGACTTGCGGAACTCCTCCAAGTACAGGCGCTCTGCTTTCGCTTGGGCGTACAAGGGTGCGGTGTCGATCAAATACTGAATTGCTTTGTCGGGGCTTATCTGGCTCTCCATGAATTAATCTCCAATGCTTCTCAGCTAAACGTCTTATTCCTTCGGACAAGGAACCATTCCCTGCCAAGGTCAATGCTTGCTCATGGATAGGCGCTACCCTTGCTCGGATAGTCCTACCTTGTTCGCTGATCTTCTTGCGACCAGCGCCTTTTCTTGAGCCGCCACGTTGTTTCATGGCTTGAATTATATGCTACAAAATCAAATCTTGATAGCTTGCAGCACAAACTTGATTGTTTCCCCGTCATCCTCTTGGAAGACAGTTCTAAAGTCAGCTTGGTAGATATTCCTAAAGTCTGACATTGGAGTCTTGCCAACTTGTTTTCTATACTCTTCTTGGGACAAGAACACCAACTGCTCTAGTTGCATGATTCTTGTATGGCTTGGATCACCCCATGCCCAGACTGAATTCCTTGATGGACAAGTCGCAAGAAAGTGACCATTGGGCTTGAGTAGTCTCCAGAACTCTGAAAACTGTGCAAAAAAAAGCTTGTAGTCACCCTGTTGTCCAAGATGCTCTAACACCTCATAAGCATGAATTTCATCAAACTCTTTGTCTTTAAATGGAAGTGGAAGCTTCATTAAGTCCCACACCACAGTAGGTCTGTGAGTAGCGTTATAGTCCAAAGTGGTCAGGTTATCCCAACCTTTGGTTCCATCTGTTGCCAATCTTTTGGAGTGGTTAGATCCACAACCAATTAAAAGTTCTGTTTTCATATGTTCTTTTACTTAAGTTTGAATAAATTTTTAAGCCATTAACGCTTGTATTACATTTTTTAGTTTAACAATCTCTTTTGCTTGCTCATTGTTAATCTTGGCAAGTTCGTCAATTGTTTTCTTGTTTGTCCTACGGCTTACTAAATTGATTATGTTTGAATCACCATGAGAAATTATAGTTATTTCATCAGTTTCTTTTTGCCCTGATGTTTTTTTATACTCTATAAAATATCTATCAAATTGATCTTGATAATAATGTTCTCCTGCTTTAAAAAGATCTTCTTTTTTACGAATTTCTTTCCCCCAATTAGAGTCTGGGTCTGGTGTTGGCAATATAAGTTTTAAAACATTGGACTCTATGCCGATATTTCTGAACATAAATTTTAAAAAAGCCAACAATGGAAACATATTTCTAAAAAATGGTACAGCCCCGTTTTCCCAACGTGTGAGGTCTTGTTGTTTCACAGCGTAATTTGTATCTACAAAATCCGTAAGCCAACGACAAAACTCTTCTTGAGTAAAACCCAATAACTTTCTATCTTCATAAAGAGCATCACCAAAATCTTTATTACTACTATGTAATACTTTTTGAGTTTGGTCTTTATCATTGTTGCTTAACGCATCCCAATCTACGTCAGAACGCAAGTCTTCTGGGGTTAACTCAATACCCTGACTTTTGCCAATAGAAATTAAAGATGGAATTCGCTCAAATGGAATTTGATTTCGAATAACCCAAAGAGATACCGCCTGTGGTCTTATGCCTAACGCTTGACCAATTTTGGTTGGTCCTCCAAGGGCAGCAAATGTTTGCTTCATAGTCATATGATTGATTTTCATTTTGTTAAATTTAACGCCTGTTTTATTGTTTAGTCATACGTCTTCTGATTTGTAGTTGAGTTTGTGATACTGGAACCGCATGGCTCCTTCCATCTCTAGATCTTTGAACTGCTCATCAGAAAGAAGTCCAATGACATCACGTCCCTCAAACCAAATCTCTCTTATGGATTCGTTATAGGTTGAGTCTTGGTCTTGCTCGTATTCGTAAACGACTGTTACGACTTCGCTACCCGCACCTACTGTTGTGTCAAATTCCCATGTATTCATCATTAACTCCTGTTTAAAAATTAAATGTTATCAAATTGTTTATGGTTTGGAATAGGGATAAACCCTTAGTCCAAGCATTCTTTTACGCAAATATCAACGCCTGGCAGACTTGAATAAACCTTCGTAACGTGGATATTTATGATCTGCGAATCGTCATGGTAAACAACCCCGTTCATGCCATCTTCTACGCTTTTTAGGATATTGCTTGCGTCTGGCTTCTTTGTTGGCTTCTCTGATCCGTCAGAAATGGCTTCTAGACGCTTTTTAGTGCATGACTTAGGGATTGGCACTCGAATGTAGAGATAAAGGCTAACAGGGGTTTCCAATGGTTCAGAAGCACCCATTGCCTCGATTGCAGCATCTTTGATTAAAGTCTCATAGGTTCTAGTTTTTTCAGGGGTGTAAGTTTGCACAAAGTTTCCCCTCTTGACATATCTAGCCCTTTGCTTGCCAACAGGGTTAGCGTCTACTTTAAAAGTCACCATAAAAGTCATAAAAGTGTTCCGTCTTTGATTCGGTTCATATATTCCCTGATCCTGTCTCTAGCACCAATGCCGTAGATTCGCTCTGCTCTTTCAAGTCTGGCACGAATGAGATCACGATTTTTACTTCCTTCCCAATTCCGATAAAGCTCTCTTGCCTCGGCTTGCTCAAGAATTACTCTATCGCTTGGGCCTTGAATGTTACGTCTGCTCCAAGTCACCAGTTAACTCCAATGCTTGATTGATTAGACGTACGGGATATGGTACGCCTTCCTTAACTCTGTCTAGCAGTCTCATGGCTTCAAAGTAGTTCATTCAGCCTCCCTCACTTGCTTATGTTCAGGAATCCACTTCTCATCCTCTGTAAGCAATTCAATTTGTTTTTCAAGATGCTTGATGCGTTTTTCTTGGTCATCAAATCGCTCTGCAATATCTTTTGCAAATTGACCAACAATTTCCCATTCTGCATTTGTCATGCTTTTCTCCTGTAAGCGTTAAGAATTGCTCTCTCTTCGGGTGTTGGAGGGCGAGTTGTTTTTTCATCAGCTTTAATCTTTTCAAGCGCAGGATCAGGCTCATAACTCATTGGAACTGTGAGCCTTACTATGTCGGCAGGATTTGCTTTAGTCGCAACCCAATCTGCTTTGAATGCTTGCCAACCACGAACAACACATTCCTCCAAAGCTTTTTCTAAAGTCCAACCTGCCTTGTTTGCTTCATTGGTTATGGCATCAATGGCTCTTTGGGTTATCGGTGCTTTCTTGGCTTTCCTCAAAGTTTTAAATTCCTGCCAAACAGAATCAGAAACACCGACAGGTGTTGCAACGCTAGTTGCTTTCTCTTTTATTTGGTTATTGGTTATTGGTTTATGGTTATTGGTTGCTATTGGGGTAGCATTAGGGGGGCTAATAGCCTCCCCATTGGGGGGTGTTCCCCACCTCTTAGCCGCCCCACGTTTACCTGCTTCAGCAAACTCTTTGTATTGCTTGATTTCCTTATCTGCACGAGGAGAAACAAAGCCATCTGCCGTTGAAATGAAGAACTCATTGAGGACAGTCATTACGTCTTCTTCATGCTCACGCATACCGATCTGACGAGCAATATCTCGGTGTTTTATGGGTTGTTCATGGAGAAAGTAGAAGTCTAGCAAACGTCTGTAAGCTAAATCTTCCATCAAAGAAAGATGATGGGTGTGACTTTTGTAGTCACCAATATGAAATTGGTAATAGTGCATAACAGTCTCTTGTTCCAATTCTCCCAAAAAGAAACTGCGGCAGGAGGGGAGACTTCTCTTTTCGATAGGGAGATCAAGCCCTATCTAGCCGTGTTTCAAAACATTGTATCAAATAAATTGATTGTTGGTAATTTCGTTTGTTGGTTGTCTACCAAGTAATCGTGTAGCTTGGGCGTTCATAACCGCATACTCAGCCTTGGTAAAGATACCCTGTGCGTTCCTAATGTCAAAGGGGTTTAGTCGGCAACGTGGCTCATCCTTGATAACTTCTTGAGCCTCAATCATATGCGGGGATAGAGTGTACTTAGAAACCCATGAACGGCCCATCTTAACTTTTTCAATTGTTAATTTCTTCTTATAACGCATTTTTGTGCAACAAGCTGCAATGTGTAGTCTAGGTATGCCAGTTAAGTCTTCTAATTGGTAGGACGTAAGTGGTCCATTCTGTAGGCATCTGATAACTGCTTCTTGGGTCATTTGTAAAGGTTCTCCAGGTTGATTGGGCGGTTTAGATGGAGCTCTAGCGTTCTGGCAAGCAAAGCTATTACAGCCGCATCAAAGTCCTCTGGTTCGGTTGTATAAGCATTTACCATTGTTTGAGAGTACCCAAGCAAGGCTTCAGCGCATCTTTTTTCAAGTATTTCAGTTTTCATACTCAGAATACTACTGTTGTTTTTATGCTTGTCTATTAGGGTTTATCCTAGTATAAAAAGATAAAATTCGTGGCACATTATCGGTGTGGGCAGTAAATAACCCACATTTTTGATAAACAAACAGGAGTGAATATGAAGACATTATTTGAACAGTACAGAGATCAATTTTCAGATATTCCGTACTGCTGTTACTGCTTGGAGCCACAGGGCGAGAAATGGCATTGCTGCCAAGAAAACCACTTTATCGAGTTCAAAGACTTAGATATTGAGGACCAAAAATATATCATTGATTCTGAATTAGAAGATAACACTTAAGGAAATATCATGGGCGTTCATAAAAAACTGATGGAAGCAAGGATTGCCTTGCAAGCGGCTCCACTCAAAAAGTCAGGCCACAACAAGTTTGCAGGGTATCAATACTTTGAACTTGGAGACTTTTTACCTACAATTAACACAATCTTCCACAAGTTGGGTTTATGTAGCGTAATCTCTTTTGACAAAGATTTGGCTACCATGTGTATTACTGATACAGATGATAACTCTCAGATTGTTCTGACAAGCCCCATGGCAGATGCCAATCTAAAGGGATGCCACCCCATACAAAATTTGGGCGCTGTTGAGACTTACACTCGGAGATATTTATATGTATCAGCCCTTGAAATTTGTGAACATGATGCGCTTGATTCATCTCCTCCAGTAAAGGAAGAAAAGCAACCCCCTATCATTACGCCAACACAAGGTGCAATGGATAGCATCCCAGAAGATGAGCAGAATTATCTCAGAGAGTTAGCAATGGAGTTAATTGCTATCTGTGAGAATGAAGAACCTAAGACGGCTTGGGTAAAGTTGGAAGGAGAGAACCTAGACAGCGAACAGAAAGTCGCTTTATGGACTTTGCTTCCTAGTAAAGTAAGAAGTGCATTAAAGAATGCGAAAGGTTAATATGGAAAAGCGTGATAACTCAGGTGTTTTATTTAAAAACGACAAGAAGGAATCAGAAAAACACCCTGATTACAAGGGAAACATTACTGTAAATGGTCAGGACTTTTGGCTATCTGCATGGATCAAAGAAGGTAAGGGCGGCAAGTTCATGGGACTAGCTTTATCACCTAAAGAGCAACAAGCCCCCCAAAAAGCAAGTCCTAAAAGTTCAGGATTTGATGACATGGATATGCCCTTTTAAGTTAATATAAACCTGGGGGGAGAGCTGTGCAAAGGATTTTCCTAGCTTGCAGACGAGCAGTTTTCCCTCCACCCAATAGGAGTTAATAATGAGTTTACTAACGAGCGTGTATTTTAAAGATACCTTTAATAGACTCTTTGGTTCAGAGCCAAAGATGATGGTCAGGACCACAGATCCAGACACAAGCATGGATGCTGCTGAGAAGGTTGATTCAACAACTCTTGAGCAACAGGTCTATGAAGTTATAGCCAAGTATCCAAATGGATGTATCTCAGACGAGATACTTGAACACTTCCCAGATAGAGGTGTTCAAACAATTTCACCACGTTATGCACCATTGATCCGCAAAGGATTTATTGAAGATACTGGTGAAAGACGCAAGGCTACTACAGGCCATTCTCAACGAGTTTTGAAAGCGATTAAATGATAGAAAAACCACCATACTCAAAGATCAGCTATCCCTCTGTGCCAAACAAGGATTTCGTATGGTCTTCAGGGTCAGACGTTCAGGCTATTTGGAGAAAGTTTGGATGGACTCCACCTTCAGAGAAAATGCTTCCACCACCACCTGAGAAATATCAAGAGCCTTTAAGGAGAGTTAGATGACTAAAGATTTGCATGAAATTTCAATGAGAGAAGTGCAAAAGAGCCAACCTGAATGGCAAGGTCTTACAGAGGAGGAGTTTGTTTACTTTTGCTCTTATGTTGACCATGATACTCTTAGCCAAATTGAAAATGTTTTAAGGGATAAAAATGAGTTATGCAGCAGTTGAAATCAAGATAATCCAATGGGCAGAAGCCCGAAAGATTATTCCAAACAGTACACCAGACGTTCAGCTTCTCAAAGCAATGTCAGAGATGGGAGAACTAGCAGATGCCACGATTAAAAATGACAGGGAAGCTATTGTGGATGCTGTTGGTGATGTCATGGTCTGTCTTATCAATTACTGCGCTCTACAGGACATACATCTGGTAGACTGCATGGAAGTTGCATACGATCAGATCAAGAATCGTAGGGGTACTCTTTTGCCAAATGGGGTCTTCCAGAAGGATATTACTTAGCCAATAAGTAAAGTCCGACATTAGAAAAAGCATAACCCGCATAGACAATAGCCATGTGTGGGTTATCTTTTAATAGCTGCTCACCAGCAATGTAGGCGTATATAGCCCCTGTGAGAATGATTAGCCAGGCACTCAAAATGCACCTACATCAAATACATCACCACGAAATTCAATCTGATCTTCATCAAACTTGTGAACTAACTCAGGCCACAATAGTTTGCCATTAAAGAAGTTCAGCACCGCAAAGCCCGATCTATGGTTGTTTGGGTTTATCTCAGCATAGGTAAACTGAGGGCCATCAGTCTCAGCAAGGGTTCCTGTATCTACTCCAAAACGATTGCCGTTGTAGTCAGCAAATGGAGTCACTTTTAACGAGTGCAAGTGACCCGTCACCACGCTAACTCCCGCATTAACAGTATTGTTGTGAGTAGCATGAACACCACCCTTGTAGCGGTGTTTGATGATGCAATTAGGAGTAGGCCATACTGCCCAACAGAAGTCCCACTCTGGGATATGGTCTGTTAGCTTAAAACCGACAACATCTTTAAATTGTGGTGCGTGTTGCGCTAAACGATTGCCAAACCGAATATCGTGGTTTCCCCATGTAAACAATAGCTTTACATTGTGTCTGGCAGCTTTAGCGGCTTCCTCGATTTCACCCAATGCACCCTGACAAGCCTTCAACTCTTGGATAACAGAAGTCTGCGGTTGTTCAGTAACGTCATGGCGGCTTATAGAGGCTCCATCAAACGCATCCCCGTTACATATCACCGCCTTTGGCTTGAACTGTTCTATAGCCCATAGAAGACCTTTAAACGCTGTAGTGCGTTGACCAGGTATGAAGTGAGCATCTGAGAAGACAATTACAGTTCCATCTAGCATCCCTAGTTCTATTTGTTTTAGCGGGGAGAAGGATTTTGGCCTGTTAGCGTCATATTGAGCGCCACGATGATCTTTTGCGGGTAATTTGATCTGATATTGATCCTCAATCCACCTTCTACGCAAATGAGCTGCCCTAGTATTTATTCCTAAATGTTCAGCAATTCTTGTTGCAGATTGAAGTTGTCCCCAAAGTTGGATGAACTCCATATCTGTACACGTTTCATTATGAGCGCCCATTGGAATCCTTAGACAATAACTTTTCTAAAAGGTTAATGACTCTATGCTCTTGCATTTCAATCTCATCTTGAGATGATTTTGGGTCTTGTGCCACAGTCATTAAATCGTGCAGGAATACATGAAGCAACTCATGTAAAGCAGTCTGATCCAGAGATTCTGGGGTGACTTTTTCAGCACCAAAGTCTCCCAAACGATAAACAGCAAGTCTTGCAGCAGGAGTGAACTCAACAGAAGCCATTGCCGATTTAGCTGGCTTCATGCCTTTCTCTATTCTCCAATCCCCAAGACTTAAAACTTGTTGCCATTTTTTAACGCTTTTGGCAAACAATTCTGCGTGTTCAGGTGTAGGAATATTAGACATATCAACACCTTATACAAGTATTATTACAGTTTAATTTAAGATGTTAACACTTGTAAAGCGTGTTCTATGTGCTTTATGCGGTCTTCAAGACCAATAAAACCACCATTTATCTTCTTGGTCATGGTCTTATAGTCACGTACATCAGCAAATTGGTTGAGCTTATGGGTGTCCCAAAACCACCCTGCTGTCAGGGCAGCGTACTGGGGTGTAGCAACCAAATCAGGCTCCATAATGAAGTCAACACCTAGTGCCTGACCCGCATGATGGTAATTTGCAGAGCCAGTTAGCTGAATACATCCTCGGCCTCGGAAACGCCACCCATCACCAGAAGCCTCATCTCTGTTGCCCATGCGTGAGCTATATACAGTATTGGCAATCAACTTAGGATTACGAGCGCAAGCCTGTGCTTTAGCAGCATCAAACCTTTTAGGCCATAACTTCTGTAAAGCTTCTGCACGATAGTTTAGATTTTCTTCAAGAATTCTGAAGTTGCCACATTCATGCCCACATTGACCAATAAATGCCGCTTGGCGAGTAGGTGTGTCAATGTTAAAACGATCAAAAGTAGCATTAAGGGCATCTACCCATTGCTCACCAATATGAAGTTGTTGGAGTTTTTCTTTATTTACCGACATTTAGTAAATCTCTCATCTGGTTATACGAGTCCACACAAGCATTTAAAGCAACAGTATTTCTATCACCTTGGGCAACTATTTCTGCAATGGCATCGATTGTTGCTCTTTCGGCATCAGAAGGTTCATTAGCCTGTCTGTCAGGTTGGCTGGTTGCTTTTGAATCTGCGCTGGTAGAGGAGGCACTTGAGGAGGCTTGTACGTTACTTGTGGGGCAGAGGCGCAACTTGCCAGCACGATTGGCAACAGTAAGAGCAGTAGTTTTTTTGTTGATGGCATCATTAGCCTCCTGTAATTTCAAAGATTGTTGATTAAGTTTTTCACCCATGTTTTGCTCGATCTGACGAGCTTCTTCATTCTTTTTGGCAATGGCTATCTTCATGTCGTTATCACGCTCTAGCCACCCATAGTGATGTCCTACTTGGTATGTACCAAAGAGAGATACCAAAGCGCCAACAATTAACCAAGGTAAAGGTATAGGAAACATTATTCAGCCTCTTTTCTTGCCATTGCCATGTGTTCACGCTCTTCAAAATCTTCCAAGTGTTCTGGAGGAGTAGTCGGAGGCGGTCCAGGTGTCCAAGATTCATCCAGTTCAGGATTAGTCCACTTTGGCATAGCACCAAATGGTTGATTTGGTATGCCATTGGTAGTGGCATTAAACCCGTGATTGTTGCTATAGCCGTATTGCTGACCATATTGCATTGGCTGACACATAGGTTGCCCCATGGGTGATTGAGGCGCTCCAAAAGCCCTAGAAACGGCTCCTGCCGCCCTTTTTGTCATAACCCCACCAATGCCACCCACAATTAGCAAAACAATGTCGTTCAGCATCTTGGTATAGGCTTGGTCAATTGGAGCCATACTCTTGATAGGCTGAGTCACAAATGTGACAGAGTAGAGCAAGGCAATGACGATAAAGCAAAGAATAAGTGTGACAACAATCACGACAAATCCCCAGACTCTGACCTCAAATTCTTCAGTTGTTAGGTTTTTCGGGTTGGATGTCATTAACTTTTTTCTCCAAGATTGGGGCTACCAAGTATTCAGGGCATTGTTGGGTAAACAAACATTTAGGCTTTTGGCACTCTTCAGCATGGAAGTGGTCAGGGTTCTGGCACTTGTAGCGATACCTGTCTTCGCATCCAGATAGCATTAGTGCTATAAAAATCAGAATATATTTCATTTACCTAAACCAATCCTTCCAAGTAGGAGATTGACAATTCTGTCTGACAGATCATCAGGTAAGAACTTTAAAAAACCCAAGAAATAAAGCGCCACGCATCCATATACGAATATCTTTAGGCACATATCAAAGGTCTTTTGGTACTCATTCACCTACCGCACCTTTTAGTAGCCTCACAGAATGTCATTAACTCATTTACGCCAACAAAGACTAAAAACAAAACAAAGCAGATTCCACCTATTGCCAAGCCAATCTCTAGTTGTTCTTGCTCTTTCTGCTTGGCTTCTTTCTCTGCTTTCTTTAATGCACTTATCTCTTTAGCATCTGCCAAGTCCATCTCTGCTTGACGGGCTTTAATCTTTTGCCATACGTCAATCTTGCCTGTCTGCATGAAGAGCATCTTTAACTCTTCCTCAAACGCTCTGGCTTGCTCTAAGGCCATCTCAATCTGCAAAGCCGTACCCATGTTCGAGCCTTTGCCAGACTGTTTAGCCTGAAGCATGGCTTTGGTAGCTACAGACTTAGCGTCAAATAGCTTACCAATCATGGGCGCAAGTGAGCCTAAGTCATTGGCAACATTAGCTGCCTTCTTGACCATGCTGATTGCTGACTGTATGCCAGCTAGAGCCGTGATTGGATCTATCATTTCTTTTCTACCTTCTTCCATTCAATACAGTAGACTTTTCGGTTGTACACATCCCCAACCCAAGCCCACTTGACACACCTGTATTCAATAGATACAGCCAGTAAAAAACTAATTACTGCCATGCCCAGATGATTACTGAGAATGACCAAACGATAAGGGCAACCATACCGACTGCCGCAATTGTTGCAAGCAGCCAGTCTTTCATGTTATCTAGGAAGCAAGAAACGCTCGGCATCATACTGAGGCGCCTGACCTAACCCATAGTTTAGCAATGGATTGGAAGTTATCTGATTCAGTAAGCCTGGCATTTGTGGTTGCGAACTAGGCAACATATTGCGTTGATACATTGGAGATACCGCAAGAGAACGCAATGTAGGTCTTGTTGCGGCACTCACCATAAGTGCAGGATTTCCTGCGGCAGCACTAGCGATACCTGCCGTTCCAATATCTAGTGGACTGAAACCTGGAACACTACCAATTCTTGCTACATTTTGGAATGCGGTTGGATATGCACCTGCGGCATTTGCCAAGGTTTGTAGTTCAGCAGGAACAATCTTACCTTTTCTAGCAAGCGTTCCTAAATCAGCACCAGATACATTACCAGTTGTTGCATTCAATGCTTTTTCAATGGTGTAACTTTTTGCAATATCCTGTCGGGCTTGCTTAAAGTTTGCCATCACATCAGGTTGATTGAAGTTTGTTAAATTACGCTCTGCAAGTGCTTCTAGTTGTTGTGCAGCAAACTTTTGCGCTCTACCAAGATCTTTATCTCTAGCATTAGCAAGAGGCGATGAGTTTGTTTGTGCGCTATCTCTAAGTCGTTTTATTGACTCAACTAATTCATCACCATTAAAATTGATTTGCTTTAAATTGTTCAACAGTTTTAATTCTGCGGATACATCTAAAGCCTTCATGTTTTGCAGTCTTGCTGTTTCTTTGCCAAGATCCGCAAAAAACTGTTTGTCAGCATAATATGTAGGATTAGCTCTTAAAGCATCGTATGCCAAACCTTTTTCAGCTCTAAATTGCTGCAACACTTGTGGTGTAATTTCAACATCAGGAGCAAGGTTTAAAGCTTTACGAGCTTGTTCATTAATCAATTGCTGATTCTTAACAGAAGCAATTTGGCTTGTTTGTTGTTTGCCAGATATACCCTCAATAATTCTATTTAGCATTGAAGGATTAACTTGTGTTGGAGGCAATGTAGCGCCTTCAGCAATAGCCTTTTCAGCAACCAATTGAGCCTGAGTTAAATTAGCTGGTCTTTTGGGGGTAGTCAATCCACTAACAGTAGCCGTTGGCAATGTCATTAACGCACCAGCAACAGTTTCGTTTGCTAGTTGCAAAGGATTAATAGTGCCAGTATCTGCGGCTTGTTGGGCGGCAGATGTTATAGCAGCAGTAGTTGATCCAGTTAAAACATTTTGAGCTAAAGCAGCAGTTCTTGGAGCCATCTGTGTGAGAGCAGTAGGTGTACCAGCAACAAGGGATTTCTGTAAAGCGCCAGGCAATGCTAAATTTATAGGATCAAATACACTAGTGCCAAGACCACCAACTAGCAGTCCTGGACGCTCTGTAGCCACCTTGTAAGTGCCTTTTAGAATGTCAGTTAATGATGGCACTGGATTTAGAGTAGGATATTGTTTGGTGCGATCAATGCCAAGGTATTCATCAGACAAGCCAAGCGCACTTAAACCACCTTTAATTCCTCTAGACATTAAATTGGCAGTACCAGTGATTAACTGTCCACTAGTAGTCTTGCCACGCAATACGTCTAATGGGTTAAAGCTTGCGGCAACATCTTGTTGAAACTGAGTCTTAGGCTGAAATGCTTGTTGTCTAACACTCTGCATGAACTCAGCAGGACTAGGTGCGGCTTGAGTTTGTTGTACTTGTTGTTGAACTTGCTTTTGTGAACCAGTAAATGGCACAAAGTCATCAGTCCCTACAGTTTGAGTAGGCGCTTGAGTTGTTGTACCTTGTCCGAAAGGAACAAACTCATCATCAGTTGTAGATTTAGCCATAAAGTTTTTAACCTTTTGAACATAGTTTTGTGTTTCTTTAAATGGAGGAATACCGCCATACTTGTCTACATTACCCAACCCTGCGTTATATGCAGCAAGAACCAAATCGGGGTTATCGTATCTTTGTGATAACTGGCTTAGATATTTAACACCACCTCGGATGTTATCTTTCCATTCCATTCTGTTAACACCAAGATCTTTAGCAGTAGTAGCCATCAACTGCATAGGACCATAGGCACGATCACCAGTTTTAGTCTTAGGCCCAATAGCATTGAAAGTACCGCCAGACTCAGTCTCAACAACGCCCTGTACCATAGAAAGAGGAACACCTTGTCTCTCTGCCTCTTGAGCAGCAAAAGCAAAGATTTCGTCTTTAGTTGCCATTATTGACCTATGCGATAGATTGAGCCATCAGGACGTTTAATTTGAAACTCACCTGATTTTTTACCAGTACCGAATGTAAATCCTGCGGGAAGCACAGGCTTTCCTTGAGCGCCACCTTGATTCCAAGCATTAACTTGTTCAGTAAGGAACTGGTTGAATTTTGGATGACTAAAAACTGGTTTATTGTCAGGAGAAGTTTGCCATGCTGTATTTATCTTGCCAGGATCACCTCTGTAGGCTTCAACGAACTGATTCTTAGCAACGTCTTTATCAGCAAGTGCAACCTCAAAGGCGGCAGCCATTCGTGTTGAAGAAGCAGGATCTGTTATAGATGCGTAGCTCTTCTCAATCGTTGTAGCGTCTAAGTTACTGGCAGCACCTTTTTGCATTGCAGTTTTTTCTAACTGTGCAGTCTTAATCATCTGAGTCATGCGGGTTACATCAGTAATGTCCTGCTCAAATAATTTTCCAACACCTGGAATTGCATTCATGTATCCATAAACACCTGCTTGCAAGCCAGTCAATTTATTGTTGTTAACTTGTGTTGCAAGGTCATACAGTTGTTCAGCCGCAATCTTGCGTCCACTAGCACTATTTGCAGACTCTAAACTGTTCTTAGAAAAATCTAAGAATCGAGCATTTGTTGCTGCATCTAGTGTTTGTTGCGCTGGAGAAGCTTTGGCTACTGAACCAACAGGTGCGCCACCAGCCGTACCAACTGTAGTTGGAGCGCCAGTTGGACGCTGAGTAAGCAAAGAAGATCTAGGGACAAAATATTCTGTTCCATCTGCACCAACAACTCGCTCAACTTGACCACCAGCCTGACCAACTGCTTTAGCTCTTTCAATATCGCCAATTGCAGTAGTACCCCCTGGAATTACTTGTTGAGTAAATCCACCGCCCTGCATTGGAACAAGCATAGTATTTGGAGATACTTCTGGAGGAGTAGTCTGAATCATGGATTGCATATAGTTCTGCACAGGAGCCGCAGAATATCCACCAGTTAATGGGTTGTATTGAGAGGTAATACCCTTATCTTGTGTTGGCAGACCACGCAATATTTCCATATTTGGGTTTAGCAATAAATTACCTTGCACTTTAGGTTGCAAAGCAGTAATAGTTTCACGCATAGCACTTTGTGATGCAGTAGGTAATGCCAATACATCTTGCAAAGCATTTTGAATATTAAAGGGCAATCCTCTAGCTTGAGCGCCTTTAAGTTGTTCTTGTTGTGCCAATTGTTCAGGCATAACAGGACCCATGTAAGCAGGGTTTGCTTCTTGGAATCTAGTAGGAGTGTACTTGGCTCGGAAGCCTTCAAGAGCCGCCTGATCTGCTTGAGCAAGTTGGCTTTTACGCAACATATCTTGCATTGATATAGCAGTAGCAGGAATCTCTGATGCTGACTTAAAGCCAGTAGCAGGATCACCACTTAACAAACTTCCCAGCAAGAACTGTTGAGTGGCTTGCTTTTGCATTGATTCTTTGTCAGCATCAGACAAGCCCGTCAATGCGGCATCAGATAACAACCCAATATTAAACATATAGACTCCTTAACCAATACCCAACAAGCCAAGCAAACCTTGGCGTGAAGTAGATGTTTGTTGTACACCAGATCCACCACCAACATTGATACCCAATGCTTGATTGAGAATCTGTTGTTGCTCCAATGGCAGATTGCGGATTGCATCCAACTGTTGCTGTGATAACCCTTGTTGCAATGCGCCTTGTTGAGCAAGTTGATTTGCTCCTGCAAAGCCCATTTGCTGACCACCTTGTGCAATATTAGCCATTTGACCTGCGGCAGTAGTACGTTGCTGATTAGCAGTTAAGCCAGCGCCTTGATTAGCTAAATTAGCTTGCAAGAAATTCTGTGCATTTTGTTGGGCAATTTGGTTTTGAGCCGCTTGGTTAGCAAGATTTGCTTGTTGCTGATTTTGCGTATTAAGCTGACCAACATTAAAGTCATAACCTTGATTTGCAAGAGCCGCTTTCAACATTGCATCCTGATTGGCTTGAGCCGCAGCTAAACCAGTAGATTGATTTGCCAATGCCGCTTGTTGCTGAAGTTGGGCATTTGTTAAGCCATATTGAACATCTACACCTTGGTTAGCCAAAGCCGCACGTAAAGCCGCATCTTGATTAGCCAAACCAAACTGTCCTGCTAACTGTAAAGACTGTTGAGTTGTTGCCAAATCTTGTGCTTGATTAAGTTGTTGAGCTTGCATTTGACGGGCAAGATCAGCCTCAGAAGCACGTTGTGCGGCATCATAAGCAGCGGCATTTTGTTGGGCAACATACTTTTGAGCAGTTTCACCAAATGCACGATTAGTTTCTGCCTCTGCCACGCCTTGGCGAGATCCACCAAAAGCCCTTGCCGCAGTAGCTTGAGCCGCAGTCTGTTGTTGTTGCAACTGGCGTGAACGCTCTAATTCTGTCAAACCTTGCTCAGTAACTGCTTGAGTATATGGATTCATATACTGTTGCATATTCTGGTTTAAGAATGAGCCAGCAGTAATATCACGAATGTTTGCACGGGCTTGTGGAGCAATTGCACCTAATGCTTCTTGAGCTACTTGCTGACCAGTAACACCAGTAGTAGAAACATCTCTAGCGCCACTTCTTTGCGCTTGTGCGGCAGCAATACGTTCTGCGGCAATACGTTCTGCATTAACATCACGAACTGCTCCACGGCCTAATTGAGCAGCACTAGCTAAATTAGCTGTAACATCACGGGATGCTACCTGTTGAGGGGCGTAGTTTGCCGCTGTGTTTGCAGCAGTATAGGCATTACGTATACCTGCAAATGCTTCAGCATTAGGATCTGCAAATTGACGAGTTAACTCAAACGCTCTTTGTTGATCTGGAGTAAGTTCTGCAAATTGACGAGCTTCTAATCCAGACGCAACACCTTGAGCGCCTTGATAGTTTTGCAAGAATGCATCACGCATTGCAGGATCTAATTGCTGCTGACTTGAGCTTCCACCACCTAGAGACATATTATTCCCCTTGTATCCATTTAATTGCATCATCATGTGACGTAAAATATCGCCACATTTCTGTACTAACATCTCTCATTGCTTCTTTTCCTCTAAGCAATAAGACAATCATTGGTGCTATTTGTAATGAAATAATACGCAATGTGAGCGCATAGGCTCTGTCGTTGGTATTCCCATTTTCAAGTTCTACAGAGTCTTGCCAGGCATTTATACTCTGAATGACTAATGGCATTAAAAACGCCTTATTAACATTAAAGAACTCATTTGTAGGTAGCGTCACCAGCGCATTCCAAAAGACAACATCTATGTCTTTTCTGCTAGGCTCTTTATCCTTGTCTACTAAGTCATCCCATAACTCAGCAATACTTGATAAAGCGACTAAAAAGTCTACAGCACTCTGGTTGCCACCAAACCATTCTAACAGTTTGGCATTCCTTAGTTCACGCCAATCTTGAGAATCATGTTCAATCATAATATATTTAACGCTGACTGCCTAGTTTTCCATCAAACCTGATAACACCTACTCGCCAATCAGTTAATCTAACGCCCTCAATCTTGGCGGCTACTTGTCTTCCGCTTATGCGTACTGAAGTAGGATTAGCCATTGAATATGGGCCATAGTTATATTCTGTTGCATTGGGATAAAACTTGGTGCTAAACCGAACTTGGACATCACCAAGAGTCTTTTCATCAGGAACTAATCCCGTCAGACTCACAGTTCTATCTCCATTACCCAACTCTACTGGTCCTGACTCGGCAAATAGTGTCTGGCCATCATAAGCAAAACCAACTTCATGCTCATAGACGTACCCGTCTGTAGATACCATAATTGGGTAAGTGAAGATCCCACGATCTGTCCCACACGTACGTGCTAACGTACCAATAGCCCAATGGTTCTCACGATAGTTGTAAGAAACGTAAGAATCTACTTCATTGGATGCAGAGCTTGGGTAAAACCACCAAATCTCACCAAAATTGGAGTTGTGTACGCAATAAACCTTAGATGACTGAGTAGTGTTCATATTACTGAACACATAATCAGAAACGTCTGAATTTAAGGGCTTAACAAAGCCATCGTATATCCAGAATCCTGATCCAGACATCCAAATACAGGCATTGTCAGTAGCGGCTACTGCTTGCTTAGAAATAACACCACAACCACTACCTACACGCTCAAAGCTATAAATGAATGGAGGACCAATATAAGTGGCAGTATGTACATCCACATCAGTAAACAGAATAGTCGACCCACGAATGCGTTTAGCGCACATTAGAGAGCCAATAGTAGTTAACTCAAAGTCACCAGCTTGGTTAGTGGCAGCAGGAGTCCATGTTGTATTGTTTTCTTGGTCACACCATTGAACTTTACGAGGATTACCACCTGCACCCAATGCAAACAAGAATCGTTCTTGAGTAACAATTAAACCAGTACAACTTGTTGGAGCATTTGTAATGGCAGCAGCATCATTAGCGACATTCAATTGCCATTCAAGCAGCTTTCCATCTGTAGATGAACAAGCAACTAGATACTCACCAAAGGTATCCAAACTCCATGTAGTAGCAGGTGAATATGTTCCTAAATCTGGTCTAGAAACACCATAAGCAGATGTTCCATAAGTTCCATAGCCATAGCCAAGTTTCAATACAGCATCTGCATTGCCAACAGTAAAGGTTGCAGGGGTTATATCCGTAAGAGTACCTGCTTCATTCATTGCGTATAACTTTGAATGAGTGCCAATCCCAATACGTCTATTGTTTGAGTTATCTCTCCAGTTAATCAGACCACGGGCCATGCCTGTTAATTGTGAAGACGCACGTTTTCTCCATCCACCTACTGGACGTATAGTGCCTTCGTACCAACGTACCAAATTTGAGCCGTTCCAACGGCCTTTAGACTGATATTCAGTCCCATTTTTATATACGCCTGGAGGAATTTGTAGTGGAATGTAAGCCATATCTGCATTCTATAGCGTAGGTAGGTTAGACACAAACGTCATTGTGACAATGACTGAAGGGACTACTGGTCTTGTTGGGCTTGAACTAGCAGCAAAATGCTCAATACTGACTCCCGTGTCGGTTGTCCTCCACACTATTTCAATGTAATCACCTGTTACCAAGCTTTCCATAAAATTTAAAGATGCAATCAAATGACTTGGATCGGCAAGAATTTTTCTTGCTGGCAGGTGAAAACGGCTATTTGAATTAGCTATATTTGCACCATTCTTGCGAAACCAAATATCAAAGTCTTGGCCATCATTGGTGGTATTCTTAAATTGAATTGAAAACTGTAAGTTCCAAATGCCATCAAAAGCTACAGTAATCCTTGAATTGCTTGCAACAGAAACACCATTGGACAAACTTGTTGTGTTTAGAGTAACTGGATAAGCGGTTGTTGTGTTGGCTGCAACTTGATCTGTAGTATCTAAAAAAACACCATAAGGATTGTTTAGGTACTTCCCACCAGAAGGGCCAATCAAAGAACCAATTACGTTTGTTAGCTTGGTAAAAAACAACCTCAATATGCCATTGTTCTGGTTTTGGACATTTTGAGAATAGATCGGTCCTGACAATCCTAAAGATGGGATTGCAGGGCTATCTAATTGTTGTTTGACATTAGCCATTACTTTTTAAGCCATGTCTGCCAGATAGCACCAGCAGCCATAATCAAACCACCCACCCAAAGTATTGGCTTGGCAGCAGAGGCAACCCAACCTAAGACTTTAAAAGCCCCATCCAAGGCGTTTATAGCCTCTACAAGACCTCTTGTGTTCTTGTCGATGGTATCCACCTTGGCTTCAACTTCAATAAGCCTTTCGTAGATTTGGGCATGGGTGACTTCGTTTGTCATGTTAATCCAAGATAGTTGTTTATCTTAAAAACGGGTCAAAAGGTCTGTTTGCTATTTCAATTTCTTCTGGCGTAGCATCCCGCACAATCCAAGTCATGCGCCATTGACCATCAACTTGCTCTGGTACACCTTCTACACATCTTTGTGTTTCTCTATTAAAAGCGGGTCTATCAACCCATTGCACAGCCGCATACTCACCCGTAGGATCAAGAGCAATATCACCCGCATGGCGAGGATATTCGTTTGTTGAAAGTTTAATAAAGGCGGTCATATTGTTTTTACTGCCGAGGTTAAGGTAGAAGTAGCCTCTGTCAAAGTCGTTGCCGCATCAGTTAAAGTAGATGTGGCGGCTGTTAAGGTTGCAGTTGCTTCTGTCAAAGTCGTTGCTGAATCTGTTTGAGAAGATGCCGCATAAGTCAAAGTTGCATCTCCAAAAGAGTATGTTCCAGTTAATGAGCCATCGCTAGGTAATTTTGCAAATAGAAAACGTCTAGCCCCAACTACTACATAGCCACTAATATACATATTCCCAATACTATCTATTGCTACGCTCCAACCTTGGTAATTATTTCCAGTAATGCTTCTTTGCCATTGGATTGAGCCTGATGAATCATATTTGGCAAGTTGTAGTATTTGACTACCATTAGACCAACATACATAAGCATTGTTGCTACTGTCTAACGCAATTGAATGTGAGCCATAAACCGAATCAACGGCAGAATCACCAAGTTTTCTTTGCCAAATTACAGTTCCAGAAGAATCGTATTTGGCAATCAACATATCGTAGTTACCCGATACATTTGTTTGCCCTGAAACAAACACATTACCACTACTATCTATTGCTACGCCATACCCAAATTCAGCATTAGCACCGCCCAATCTTTTTTGCCATTGGAGTGTTCCAGAAGTATCGTATTTCACCAACAGTAAATTATTATTTCCTGCGGCTTGTGAATATCCACAGGCATATACGCTAGAGCCAGCAGCTACGCCATAAAAAAAGTCATCACCTGAAGCGGGTCTAAGCCGCCTTTGCCATTGAATAGTTCCAGAAGAATTATATTTGGCAATTTGAGGGCATAGTTCACCGCCTCCACCATAGGTTTGAACACCAGTAACATATACATTGTCACTACTGTCTAAAGAAATTCCAAAACCTACATCATTTGAACTTTCATCACCCAATCTTCTTTGCCATTGAACTACGCCAGAAGAATTGTATTTTGCTATTTGGAAATTATTACTTGGCCCATCATTTGAACTTCCAACAACATAAACATTCCCACTAGAGTCAAGAGCCATGTCGTTACCCTTATCAGATGACGTTGCTCCGCTAAGTGTTTTTTGGAATTGAATAGAACCAGAAGTATCGTATTTAGCTAATTGAAAATTATCTGAACTTTCGCCAGAGTTTTTTCCACCAAAAACATAAACATTAAAATTTGCATCTACTGCAATAGTTTTAGCCGTATTAGCGGTTGAATCATCCGTACCAGTTCCAAGTATTCCAAAGAAGTATGGCGCACCAAAACTTCTAAAGTTTTGAAAAACAGCTTGTAATGCACCACTCATGTCAATGCACTCCCAGAAATGAGCCAGTTTGTAGAAGTAATCTTTAACGCTGTAGCTGAACCATACTGAGCAAGACTTCGTGAGCCAGTAGTGCCATCTTTAGCCAAATACATTGTGTCTGTCGTGATTGCAATCGTCACCACTTGGCTTGTCATGTTTACAAATGTGACTGCCGTTCCTATTGGATAAGCAACAGAACTATTTGCAGGGATTGTGTATGTCCTAGCATTGGCATCGCCAGAGGGATGGAAAATGTGTTTTCCAGCATCAGCTAAAACTAATGTGTAAGCAGCAGATTGGCTATTCTGAGGAATATTTCTAAAACCAACTGCATCTGTCCCATCTACTGTGCAAGAGGATAATGTTCCGCTTGATGGAGTTCCCAATGCTGGTGTTGTCAGAGTTGGGCTTGTCAGGGTCTTGTTTGTAAGTGTTTCAGAGCCTGTTGGGGTTACATAATCAGTACCTGCGGTAGCCACAGTAAATGCTGATGTACCATTACCCTTAACAACTCCAGTAAGGGTTGCAGCACCAGTACCGCCTTTTGATACTTTTAATACTGGACCAGTATCAAACAACGCATCAATAGAGTCTAGATCAGTATTGATCTTTGTACCCCATGTGTCTGTTGAAGCGCCAACTTCTGGCTTCGTTAAGCTTAAGTTTGTGGTGGTTGTATCTGCCATGTTTTACCCCTAATAGTCTGAACTTTATACAGAAACTTTTGTCCATGTTTCGGACACATCTGCTTCTGTTTCCCATTTCTTTCTAGCATTAATCACAACGCTAGAAGTATCAATAATTATCACTTGACCACGTTGTATGCGGTTGTATTGAATATCTAAAATACTTGTTGCAACAATATTAACATTGCCTACAGCATCTATTCCACCAGCCGCTGTCATTACAGAAGTATCAACAACTGCAAATGCACCACCAGAAATCTTTACTGCACCTACAGCTACTGTACTGCTTGAACTTATCTCGAACTGAGCGTCTTTTATCTTCTCACCAGCAACAACTACAGTAGAGGCAGAAGCGATTGCAAGCGCACCTATGTACGCTCCAAAGGAGTATGCACCCCCACCATAATCGCCACGCCCGTAAGCAGCCATATTAGCTCAATGTAATAGTCAAGCTAGAAGCAGGAATGCGGAAAATGTCTCCGTCATTAATTGCTTTTGCAGTAGTCAATGGCGCCCAGGCAAGCAAAGTGCCACCAGTTGAAGCAGTAAAAATACCTGCCCAACCAATTGTTCCCCAATTGCCACCAGAAGCAGCGGCAAACTCAATTGCTGCCGCATTGGTAAAGGTTGTTGCCGTGCCGCTACCAGAAATGGTTCCCGCAGATACACGGGCATAGGCACTACCAGATACTTCTGTACCGCCACCAGTATCACTAGGAGCAGCAGTAAACAATCCTACAAACCATGCGGTAGGACGAGTAACAGCACCTGTATTAAACAAATACGTTAGTGCAAGATTTTCTGTGTAGTCTGTAAATGATGACATTTTTTATCCCAAAGTACGGGCACGAACAAGTGGAGTTGAAGAAACAGAAGCCCTTTCATCTGCTACCTCAATGTCGCCCAAGGAGTTGACATACATCTGACTCCATACTGGTAGACGTTCATCGTCTTTCAAATATGGTGTAGCTTCCATTAGCGCACCATATAGGTACAAGTCTGGGGCATAAGCTAAAAGCCAGTTGCTTGTGTTTGAATCACTCAACGCAGGAATCTTAGCATAATATGTAAGTTCTGCGCTATATGTTGTATCTGGAGTAGGAATAAATTCTAATTGGGAGCCAGTAATTGTGTAATAAGCTGGTGTTCCAACAGTAGTATACCTAGTAGCTTTTAATTCATCCCCTTGAGCTTCAGTTACAAACTTAAGCCTTGTTATAGGATTTGTATTTAATTGGAACTCTTTGGCCTCTAGCCAATCAGAGGGGTAGGCAAAGAATGCAGTTTCAATCTGACCTTCAGCCCTAGTAACCATTTGTCTAACACGCAACTTGCGGTTAAATTTAGCTTCTGCGATAGTGATAAAGCTAGGAATAATAGTAGTCAGATCATCCCGATTGAGATAATCAGCTATTGTTGCTTTAAGCCCTGCAAAAGTATTAAGTGCCATTTTCTACATCCCTACACATTAGTGTGTGTTCATGTTTGTATTCAAATGTGCCAATATGATGGATCTGCTTTGAAAGATCCTGGTCAACATAAGTTTTATGCCCATTTTGGGCGGCTCTACGGCAAAACCATACATCTTCACCAATATAGTCTTCCGCAGCGGGAACCCAAGGGATAGCAAACCAAGGATATTCCATAGATTTATAGACTTCGGATTTAACGAGCATTACACCCATTCCGCAGTAGTCTACTTCAACAAGTCCAGTTGAATCGTCCTCAGTATATACCCGATTGATAAAAGTTGCATCCATATCTGGGGTATTTTTTTTCACCGCAATTGGTTCTGTAGGGAATCTACGCTTGGCATAGTTTCCACAGACAATACCCGTATCATGTGCCAGTAATCTGATAATCGAATCCTTTGGGAAGCGCATATCGCTATCTAACCAAAGAGTATGCGTACACTCAGCCGCAATAGCATCCCTAGCCAAATCCTGACGTTGTGCTGACAACAATGTCCCAGAACTAGTGTAGATCACTACTTTGTGATTTGTTGTACCTACAGTAAATCCAACTAGCCTCGCTAAATCAAAAGCAAATCCAGAGTTAACAAAATCCCGTGTTGGAACCAAAATTCCAATGGTCTTACTATCCATTAAACTTCTCCAGGTCTTGTGCGAAATGCACGATTATCAGGGTCATTTAACCAACGCTTCATGTAAGCTTGGTCATCAAGTTTGCCTTCGGCTTTCATTTGATAATACAAAGCCATAGGGATGGATGCAACATGGTGCATATCACCCTTCCAATTGGCCTTCTCATCAAACGAATTAAATCGTTCTTTATTTGCTTCTACTACATTTGTAGCGTCAATAATTGTCTGAATGGTTGCCTCATCTTTATCAGCATCGTAATGCCAAAGTTTCTGAGTCCCCATCTCTAGGTTTGTATCAAAGATTTTTGTAGTCATAAAAAAAGGGTGGGTTATTAGCCCACCCAGTTGTTTTCAGATTAGGTCTGAATTGTTGAGTTCAGGTCATAGACAGCGCCATGAGCCTTCTCATTCTTGATCTTCAAGCCCCACTCACACAAGAGCATACGCTTCTCGGCATCACCTGTCTTAGCCAGTTCAACTGTCTGGAAGGGACGCAGATAAGCAACTGATGCGTACTCAGGATCAAGCACAAAAACATCACGCTCACGTTGGA